ATCTTCGGTTTTGATTTTGGTATTGTCGATGGTGATTTCCAGCGCTTTACCCGTGGTGCTGGTGCCGGTGGCAACAGTTTCGGGGCCGCCGTCATGTGGATTAGCGCCGTAAAAAATGGTTGTCATGGCCTTGCTCCCTTATCTGATGAGAAAGCCCCCTGCCCGAAAGCAGGGGGTCGTATCGGTTGGTTATGGCTTGCTGGTGTAGGTGTAAATTACCAGCGTACCCGATGCAGGAAGCGCCGCCACGGATACGGTGAGAATTTGCTCCTCGTCTGCCGTAAGTGGAACGCCGCCAGCGATGGAGGCAAGCAAATAGTCGGTTGGCGTATCAACCGCCGTGAATACAGCAGCGGCCTTATACTTGGCTGGCGTGGCTACTGTACCGATTGCGATTTGCGAGGTTCCCAGCGAAACCGAGGAAACGACGCGGTGGCCGAGAACCAAGTGACCGTTTGGAACACGCGCAATCAATTGCGTGTCGGTCGTTGGCTGCGAAGCCAGCGTAATTACTTGGCGATGGATGCGGATAGGCGCGTTAACGCCTTGGCCCGCTTCTGGCGGAATGATTGGCAATGCGCCAAGCCCCGACAGCAAACCTGCATAAATTTTAGCCATTTTACTCTCCTTAGTTTGAGCCCCCAGCGGGGGAGATTGTTTAGTTAATCGGCCTAGCTTACTGCGTTATTAGGCGCAGAGAACTTGTACCACTTTCTTCTCTTGGGCGCGGGTTCCACCGAGAACTTGGCGGCTATACATCTGCCAAGCATAACGGAGGTCTGGGCGCTCATCCATGCGGCTATTGAGCTTATTCCAGTAGCCAAGGATAATGCCCGATTTCACCCACATTGGGCAAAGGCGGAACGACGAGCCGTTAACCAGCGCAGCAGCCGCATCAGGGTAGCTTGTTGCGTCGGAGAACTCGATCTGCACGAAGTTAATGCCCATGAAGCGGGTAAGCGTACCCTTATCATCAAATTGCGGGCGCAGATTCTTGTACTCGTCCGAGATGATCTGAATCTCGTTGAGCAAAGCATCCTCGTCGGTTGCTGTAATCGCCATGTAAATTTCTTCTTGGCGAAGATCAACACCGGCCTGTTTCAGCTTCACTTTAGCAGCGCGGAGCTTAGGCACATTCAAGCCGACGTTGGCACCACCGCCACCCACGGTCACGGCAATGATTTGCCCTGCTGGGAATGAGGTTGTGGTTGCGCCGGTTTTGCCGGTTTTTGCATCAGCGAAGAACGAAAGCAGAATTTCCTCATCCTCTGCGCGGCCCATGGCGAGAGCGGCCGCCTCGATGTATGGCCCCTTCAGGTCAATCATCAAACGCACCTCATCCTGCTTGGTAACATAGCTGGCGTGGTCGTATTCGTTCGGGAATACCCAGCGCGAATCTGCCGGAATATCGTTGACGGGGGTTGCGGAAAGGCGCGCCATGTTTTTGTTGGGGCGGGTCGTTCCTACTTGGTTAACTGCGCGGGCCGATTCGGCACCCTCATAGTTGGCGAGCGTTACGCAATCGCGCAGGCGGCCGCCGGTTTGCTGCACAAGCATTTCCACGTTTGTGGCATACTTCTGAGCATAATGCTGTGGGACGTTCAATGACATGGGATTTCTCCAATAAGGTTAAATGTGAAAAGCCTGATTTGATGGCTTGTCCCTTATCGGGGGCCTGACTGTGACCACTTCCGGTCTGCCAGGGCCGCATCGCTGCGGTTATCCGTTTTTACTTTGTGGGGAGCGAGAGGAGGATTTTTAAGCCCTTTGCCCTCTCGCTGCCCCTTGCGTTGTTGTTAACGACTTTATGGGCGTATAATGCCTTTTAAGCCGTTTGAAGTAAAGCGCATTTTTATGCGTCTGGTCGAACACCTGCGATAATCTTATCAAGGCGATCAACCTCTTTGTTGATTTCGGTGCCTGGCTTGAGAGCCTCAGAGCGCAGCGCCGGATTATCTTTAATCTCCTGCAAGCGCGCCTGTGCGGCCTCTTTTGTTGCTGGTGCAAAGTCGGTGCCGCCTGGGTTACGCAGCCCCTTGCCTTCACCACCCGCTTGGCCAACCTTCAAGAGCATATCCATCAGCTTTTTATGGCCCAAGCTCGACTCTAATTTGTCGATTGAATCCTTATCAAGCTGCAATGCGTCAGCACCACGGCGGGCTAGCTCCGCATTCTGGTTGAAATTATTGCCCCAATTATCTTTTACGGCCGCAATTTCTTCATCCAGTTTTGCTGTTTGCTCCCGCGTCGTTGCAGTTTCACGCTCAACTGCCTGCGCATCAGCCCATTTTTGAAGCTCTTGCGCCTGTTTTCCGGTCAAGCCAAGCTCGTGAGCCTTTGAAACGTAGCCATTTGCAAACGCTTTATCGGCGTCGCTCGCATCTTCTGCTGGCTTGATGCCGTAACCTTCTGGCGTTTCTGGGCGGCCGAGAGCGGTATAAACTCTGTCCCAACCAGCTTTATCATCCGGCGTTTTTGGCAGCGGCAGTTTTTCGCCACCAAGCAAACCCTCAAGCTCAGTGTAGCTTTTGAGTGCGTCGCCAGGCGATGCCCAGCCCTTTTTCTGCGCGAGAGCCTGCGCGGTATCATCACCGGCCCATTTATAATCTGGCACAGATGCGGCGGGCGCTGGCGTGGCAGCGGGAGCCGCTGCTGCTGGTGCTGGGGTTGCTGCGGCAGCGGGTGCGGCCGTGGCGGCCGCTGCTAATGTAGCAGAGGCCGAAGCCGGTGGAACGGCTGGGGTTATCTCAGTCATGGTTTCCTCGTTTTAAGTGATTGTTACATGGTAGGCTAAATTTAGTCGGCAAGCTAAAGGGTGGCCCGAAAGCCACCCTCATGCTTTATTTGGATACTTGGATTGTCAGAAAAACGCTGTCGTTAATGCCAAATACCTTTTCTTCGCCGCTCAATAGCTCAATTTCTTGCAGCAGGTTTGATGCGGAAAATGAGTAATCAGGCACTAAGCTGGCAGCAGCAGCCACGTTTTGCGCTACTACTTCCTCGCCCGCTTCAACGGCGGGATAGGTTGCCTCGATTTTCGCTTTGATGACCGGCACCGTGTCCTGATCGTCCAGCTCGACGTGGTGGCCAGCCTCTTTGCGCGAAACCAAAAGCGCCACAAGCTCAGCCTTATTCAGCTTTTTGTAGTTCTCTGGCAGCGTTTCTACTGGCGCCCCGCCTGTTTCGGCAGCTTTTGCGTCCACATCGACGGCTACAGCGGAAGCCAGTGCAGCAGCCTTTTGTGCGTCAGAATTGTAAACCGGCAATGCACCATTCCAAAATTGCAGCTTTAGAGCAGCGCCGCCAGGTTGATCGTTCTTTAGTTTTACGTTCACATCGTTAGCCATTTTATTACTCCACTTCTGTTAGGTTTGTTACGGTTTTGTCATCAAGATAGAGGTATGTGTTTAGTCGGTTCCACACCTCGCGCCGCCCCTCAGCCACCGCCATTGCATAAGGGTCAACGCTGCCCCCGCTACCCAAACGGATTGACGACTTAGCGCCGTTGCAAAACCGTTTCAAATCAGCGAGTGCAATTTCTGCGTCGGGCAAAAGGTTGCCTCGATCATCTAGGAAAAGGCGGCGGTATGATTCCCGTCTGCGCCAAATCAGTTTTTTGGTGAAATTCTGGTATATCTTTTGTGCGTCCATAACCTACCACCTGTGGTGTGCAGGCATAACATAGCAAACAAAATATAGCAACGCTATTGGATTGTGAGCGACGGGAATTGGGAGTTTGGCCCGTTTGCCGCGATGGCCTGCGCCTCGGCAATGTTCTTGGCTGCCTTGCCAGCCTCCGGTGCTGCCGCAATAAGCTGATTGGTAGCGTCGGCCTGATTCTGGTCATCCTTAAACAGCTTCATTTCGTCCGTCGTGTTCATCAGCGAGGCTGGCATACCGTTGATTTCGCCAATGGTGCGAGCAATATCGGAGCCCTTGCCTTTGAACAATAACAGCGCGTCTTTATCTAGCTCGACTATGCCAGGCAGGGCTTGAATCGTGCGGAGGATGCCAACACCTTCCTCTGCGCGCTGGGCGCGGGCCATTGGGCCAGCAGCACGAATGCGGAGGCGAGCGCCTGCGCGTAGCATTTTCTCTGGCTTGGGCGGCAATGCCTTGGCGTGTTCGAGAATGTCCAGCTCACGCGCAATCACCACGCTCTGCGTTTCGGTGCGCTGGCGGCCCATGGTTGGGCCAAGCAACTGGCCTTTTTCCTGCATCCGCTGCATGACTTCGTAGGCCGTCATCGTGGGGTTATCTACGAGAATTTGGAATAGCGTAATGAGGAATGCGTCATTGATATGCTTGCGCTTTTGCTCCTGCATGTCGAAGGCATACTCTAGCTTTCCTCCCGCATTGAAGGCGTGGGCGAGTGGTCGGCCCTGCTCATCAACGCCACCGAAGTTCAACGCGCCAGGCTTCATCTTAAAGCCCGATAGCGCGCCGTCCTCTTGCAGCAGAATTGGTGGCTCAACGGCTAATTGCATCTGCCGGATAACCGTTTTCTCCATTTCATTCAGCATTTTTACATCTGGCAGCACAGTCATGGCTGGCGAGCGGCCATACATTTCCTCGGCTTGCGTGACGTAGCGGCTGATTGCGTATGGGAATGAGCGATAGCCACCGGCTTCCATTTCAAACTTTTCCAGCGGCAGAATATAGCGGCTTTCAAATTCCATGCCCTTCGGCCCCATTACGCCATGCTTGCGGCTGGCATTCGGGCGAACCACATGCAGCACATGCGTTTTGGCGTTTGGCGTTTTCTCGGCCGCTTCCTTGATTTTGGCTGGCAGCTCTACCTCGTCGCCCCATAGGCTGACGATGTTGCGGTACGATTCTTTGTATTTGCGATTGCAGCGATCAATTACGCCATCGCCATTTTCCAAAAAGTAAATCTGGCTCAGGTGAATCGACTTGTAAATGATGCCGCGGCCAGGCTTATCGTCAACGAACAAGCAGCCGGTGCCGAATGCGCCGAGGCTCATATAAACCTCGTTCATCTGGCTCTCAAAGCGGGCCAAATCGGAATAGCGCACCGAGAAAAGCACATTGGTTGCAGCTTCGCACCACTGCTTAACTTCTGGGTCGTTGTTAAGCTCCTCGTTGTCCGTTTCAATGCCATGCCAGCGTTGATTGCTTGGCGTTACATAACCGTTCACGGCCGAAGCAAAGCGCTCAAGAGCAAGTGCGGCTGTGCTATCAAAAATCAGCTCAGTGTTTTTTGCACCAGGCGAGCGCGAGCCATAAAAATCAGCGGCCGAAGGATAAACGCGCAGAGCAATTTGCTGCCAGTGCGCCTCAAAGGTTCCTCTGATTGATTCCATTTGCGATTGCTCGCGCAGAATGGCCTGCATTTCCTCATCTGCTGTCATCATGCTATTCATGGGAAACCGCCTTAAACGGCGTCAACTTTGGTGATAATGCCATCTATGTTCCCCGTTTCTAGCGGCTGGTAAATTCCAACCTTTGTTGTGTTCACTGGCGCCGGTCGGCTTTGGGCGATGGCAACACCTGGCGTGAGGGGAAGCGTGGGGCGCGGCGGGTTTGCCGAATCAATCAGATATTGCGCCATCGCATCGTCATACGCCGTCATTGCCCGCTCTATGTGTTGGTGATTACTGCGTGTTTGTTGCCACCCTGAACGCCGAAGTATTCAGGCCAGTTGGCTGGCAAACGGCGGGTGGATGCTGTAGCGGTTGGGCTTGATCCGTACTTGATCGAGCATGGCGCATCTGCACAAATTCGCACAAATTTCGTATCGGCGTTGTAAGCTGCGCTTTGAACACTGCCCGCAGTGATAGCAACAACCTGCTCGGCCAGAATGCTTGAATCGTCGGCCGCATCGGCATCAATGCCTTTAACGTCGCGGGCCATTACTGCGTATTCCGTGATGTAAAGAAATGCCATGGCTTAATACCCCAATGCTGTTGATGCGCCTAGCTTAGGCTTACTTGTATCGCCTGCTGGGCCGGTTAAAATCGTGGAGGCTCGGCCGCGCTTGCGGTCAACCTGATCTTGCTCTTGCTGTACTACTTTTGCGTCATCAACCGTCGGCGCGGTCTGGGCTGCGCCTGGCGCCGCGGCCGGTGCGGCTTGTGATACTGGCGCCGGAGCTGGTGCCGGTGGTGGTGCTGATGGCTTTGATGGCGAAAAAATCTTTGTCATTAACCCACTCCGTTGTGTGTGCTGGCTATTTCGGCACAATATACGGTGTCAATAACAAACAATCAACCAAATATAGAATAGTCGCTATCAGCTTGAGCCTGCCGAACCTCACCCGCTGGCCGCTGGCGCTTGATTACGGCCTTATGCTCGCCGCCGCCGATCAACATATAGCCACCAGCCTCGACGGGGTGCGAATACTTGTTTTTCTCTGGCGCTTCACCAAATCGCTCTGTACCCGCAACCTTTAGCTTGCGATATTTATAGCCGCCGGAAAGCCCTTTACGGAGCATGGCGCATGATGGGTCAATAATTAAGCCTGGGTCGCCGTCAATCAGTCGCCCAAGCGGCCGCTCCCACGCCTCGCAACGCAGCAGGAAGTCATTGGTTGAGGCTGGCGTTGCATCCACGCCATTAGCTCGTAGAATCTTAAACGGCGTGTTTTCATCGGTTTGTGCGCGCGAATCGCCAGCGGGGTCGCCAATAATGCCGCGAATTGGCGCCGTTGGGTATTCCTGAGCAATTCTCTGCTTAATAAGCCGCGCCAGCGTCACTGCGCCCATGTCCTCGGTGGCCAGCTCTGAGTGAATGCGCCATTGCCCGACAGTCGATTGCTGCCCGAATGTGGCCGCCGGAGTGAGCCCGAAGTCAATGCCAATCCATAAGCCAAGCTCAGGCACAAAGTTAACCGGCCGACAATGCAGATTGTCAAAATAGCCCTGAATTACTGGCTTTCCGTCAACTACAAAGCCGTAGCAGTTATGGACGTAAACTTTAATCCAATCCTCTTTTTTCTCAGCCATCGCCTTGATGTAATAGCCAAGCGGCAGGTTGGCGGTGTTCTCCGCCCGTGGGTGCATACCGCCTGGCTGCGAGAACATCTCATAGAGAGGCTGATTCTCTGCCAGCGCGCCAATTTCGCGCAGCATACGCTCAGATTCGCGGGTATTTTTCTGAATCTTCTCATCCGGAAAATCAGCAATTTTTGCCCACCAACTGTCCTCCTCTGGTGCGTTGGTGTCCATGATGACGCCCGACCATGAGCAGCCACCCTCAGCCATTGAAGGATAACGCCCTACGCGGCCGGTGAGGGCATCAAGCACAGCCTTCGGCACCTCTCGCGCCTCGTTTATCCATGCGCCGGTCAATTCCAGCGAGAGCAGCTTTTTAATGTCGGCCTCGCTATCAAGCGCCAAAAACATGATTTCAATTTCATGCTCATCATCAATCAGGTAATGCGTTGGCGGCCCTTGAGCCACCCAGCGGCCGAGCGTTTCCGGCACCCACTGATGCCATGTGTTGATTGTCGTGGTTTTCAGCTCTGGGTAGGTGTTACGGATTACCGCCCAGCGGCTTTTGCGCTTTCCATCGCGGGTTGATTTGCGCTGCGCTTTGCACTTTTGCAGAATATCGAACACGCAGGCCGTTGACTTGCCGGAGCCGATGGGGCCGCGCAGGCCGCGCACGAATGCGTTGCTATTGAGGAATGCCTGAGCAACGGGGCCAGGCGGGTCGTATTCGCTGATAAATTGACCGGCGCTCATAAAATCCTCTGGCGAAGCGATGGAACCATATGGCCTCTGAATTGCGGATAGCCATAATCACGCGGCTCGGTCACGATTGCTGGCTTGTGGCACACGCCGCACGTCCCGCGGTGCATGGTTGAGGTCGAGGTCGCATCTGTTTTGCCGCCCGCTTTCATGGCGCAATCATAGCACACCGAGGATGGATATGGCCGATTTCCTGACATTTTGCTTTTTTCCTTTCTGATTTTATGCCGCGGCATATGCCACAACACCATTTCCGGCATATCCCGCAGCATCAACCTATTTACTTTAATACCAATGATTTATCAAAACCCCCTTTTTGAAAAGCACTAAAAAACTCCTCAAAATTGACGATTCTACCGCGCTCAGAACACAGCTCAATTATCACCGGTTCGGCTATGATGCGCTCAAACTCCTCTATGCTTGCTGTTTTTATCTTCTGCAAAGCCTCACTGGCATTAGCCGAGCAAGCATAGCAAGCATGTATAAAATGCTTGCCCATTTCGTGCCTAATTTGTCCCATTCTCTATCACCTTTGGCTCTCTAGGGTTGTCTAATTGGTTGCGATTCGTGTTGATGACGATATTCAAAATGCTGCCGCCACCGCCCTCCTTCTCTGTCCACATCTTCAAATGGCGGCCCAGAAGCTCTAACGCCGCGATTTTTGGGCTGGTTTTGACCTTCTTGCTGTATCCAACCAGAGCGCCGTCGTTATCGGTCATTTCCTGCACGTCGATTGCTGCTATGGCGCGGCGTGTCATTTCGTCCATTTTGTTAATAGGCAACAGATCGCCATTTGCATCATATAGCTTGGCGGGGTCGAGGAAGGCCACAGCCGCCAATTCCCTCAATACTCGGTCACGATTGATGCCATAATCGTTCTCCAAAATAACCGCATTGCTGCCACGCCGCATGTCCACATATCGCTGGATATTAACATTTGTGGACAATCTGGCCGCTATTGCTCCCGCGCTAGATGGTTTAACACCCGCCTTAATCGCGCTTGCCCTCTTATTGCCCGTAAGCACAAAAGCATCAGCGTAGGCGCGCTGTTGAGGCGTTAGCCCGTACTCGTCTTTCTCTGTTCCCTTGATTGATTTTCTCGCCACTTTACACCACCGTCATTATGTTAACAGGTTAACAGTTTGCACCTACTGTGTCCATGCTGGCAATTATCCTATATAGGCCCCGCTATGGTGGTGTCACCAGCTTGATATGGCCGTAATGCTCCCAGATATCGCTCATTTCTCGCTCGCATTCTCGTACACCGTGCGTAAAGCGATAAACGCCACCCTCTGCACATCGCGCTCTGATAAAGCCTCACCCAGCAATAAGCCGTGGTTTCGCCCAGCG